GAAGAACGGCTTGAGCAGGAAAAGAAAATTAGAAGAGCTTTACTAAATGGGGATGTTATAATTGACAAACAAGGATATAGAACTGAGAAATATTATTATTCTCAAGAAGATAGTAAGTTTAATCCAGAATGCATAGTTGAAACGATTTTTAGTGATGAGAGTGGGCTTTCGAGAAGATATACAACAAAGAGTTTAGTTGAAAATGTTGCATATCATTTAGCTACTCGACTAAGGGGTATTTAAGGAGGTAAAAATGGAATTGATAGATGAGTTATTAGAAGACGCAACTCCAGAAGACATTAACGACTTTTATGTCGAAAAGATGACTGAAATTAGAGAATTGGAATTACGAACTTGGCATGCTATTGGAAAGTCGTTAGCCAATAAGGATGAAGATTTTTTAAAACAATGGCTAAGTTATTAAAAAGCATACTTCTGAATTATTAACAGCTGTTGCTTTTTATATGGCTTATCCTAACTTTGAGGATTTCCCGTTTGACAAGGCGACAACTTGGAGCTCAATTAAAAAACAACTTGGAACGGAAGAAAAGCGAACCAGAAAACCTTTGAAGCAAATTATTAAAGAACGTTATATGCAAAATATCACACAAGGAACGGAGGGAGATGATGAAGCAAAAATCAGAGCAGATGAAGATGAACAAATCCTTAAGACGACAGAAGACATCTAAGCAAAGAATAGCTGAAGAGAACGACAATATCCGTCGAGAAATTTTAAAAATTAAATTTAACAGTGAATGCCAAGTTACTCAGTTTTTTTAACCTTGCCCGATGAAGAGAGGCCAGAACATCTGCGAGGCATTAAGGAAGTTCACGTTTATGAAAATCTTCAAGATATGCACTTTATCCCACGAGAAAATTGGAACTTCCGCTGGGATACTTCAAACGGAACTATTGGCTCTCAAGGTTATCACTATTATTACGTAGATGGCTCTGGTTGGAATTTAGAACAGAAGCGAAAATTCTGGATATGGGTATTGGGAGAAGCAAGGTATAATGAATTGTCAGAACGCTCGAAGGTTATGCGACTCGGTAAAAAAGATTTATCCACTGCGTTATTGTGGAATTCTATTTTAAGAAGCGAATTCTTAAAATTAACAGGTAAAACTTATGAAGATTATCTAAAAGAAAAAAAGATAGGAAGATAGCTGTGAAAGAAATTTTGCATACTAATCCTATTTTAGAACTTTACAACGGAGACTTCTTAGAAGTTTTAAAAAGCTTAGAGGATAACTCCATAAATGCAATTATAACAGATCCTCCATATGAAGTTACTGCTTGCGATTGGGATAAAGGTTTTTTAAATAATCTTGACAATTATTGGGAAGAGTGGAAGCGAGTTTTAAAAGATAATGGAGTTATCCTTTTGAATGCAAGAGAGCCTATTTCGGCGGAGCTTATAATGTCAATAAAATTGGTTTAAATATGATTGGGTTTGGGATAAGCATAGCGGAGGTAATTTTATGAATTTAGAGAACCAACCACTAAGGACTCACGAGCAGATTTTAGTATTTGCTAAAAATGGTAAATTTGTTTTTAACCCTCAGAGAGAAGCAAGAACTCCGTTGAGTCTTAAAAGGTATCCTGCAGGAATAGAGGGTATAGTATATCGCACAAAGCATAAAATAAAGCATTATAACATTGCTTCAATTCCTTTTAATGTGCCTTCTGATGGGATGGGGCATCCAAAGAGCATACAAGATTTTGGAGCTCCACAAGAAAAAGGTGCTCCGTGGGAAAAACTTATGATTCGGGATTTTCTCATCCAACACGAAAACCTTTTAGAATGTTTGAATACTTAATCAAAACTTATACAAATCCTAATGATTGGATTTTAGATGGATTTGCAGGTTCTGGAACTACAGGGATAGCTTCTATTTATTTGAAGAGAAATTGTATTTTGTGTGAAATTTCAGAAGAATATTGCAAGATGATAAGGGAACGAGTAAAATTAATCCCAAATTTTTTATTTGAGAATTTTTAAAGGAGGATGTAATGACAAACGAAGAGATGTTGCAAAATAAAGAAATCTATCGAGAAACAATAATAAGGATAATCTAAAGCTGGTTTATAAGTTAGCACACAAATTTGTCAAATATCGCAGTTGGGATAACGAATTTCTTAATGATTTAATCGGTGAAGGTTACATCGGCTTATGTAAGGCAGTAGATTATTACGACCCATCAAAAGGCACAAAGTTTTCTACGCTTGCTTCTACTTGCATAATAAACTCACTTTTTACTTACATACGAAATACAAATGAGATAAGATTCGAGAATCATTATAAAGGTAGGATGTTAGCTTCGTCAAAAGATTTAGATGAAAGTAAACTAACTAAACGTCAAAGAGAAAGCATAAGAAGATATAGACGAGTTTCAGGCGGGCAAGTGGATTTAATAAGCGATGAAAACGAATTTGAAAATATAGGGATAGAGGACACAGAAGGATATGACTCAGAATTATTTAAAAAGTTGTTAGAAGAAGAGGAAGGAATCGATAAATATGTTCTAAACAACTTTCACAAATCTAATCGAGAAATGGCGAATACCTTTGAAGTTTCTGCACAAACAGTTGCAAACCATAGAAAAAAGCTTTAGAAAATTTGCGAGAAAAACTTTGACTTTTTTGAGTTTGTTGCGTAAAATAATATAGGGTGGTAGCTATGAGCTCACACAGGAGCTCGTAGAGGGCAGAGGAGATTAATCCGGGGCTCTCCTCTTTAAGGTGGTAACCGAGCGGTTCTTCCTCCTTACGCTCGGAAAAGAAAAGGAAGTTGCGGGGGCAAGAGTTCTCCTCCTTTTCTCTTGCCTCTGCCAAGTTTTTAAAAAAGTATAGAAAAATGAAAGAAACATTTAGACATAGAGAAGCATTTGAGTTTTTTTATAGCTTAGGTGGAAATCCTTCTGCAGAGAATTGCAGGAAAGTTTCAGAGAAGTTTCACATAAGTGATAGAACGTTTTGGAATTGGTATAAGAAGTTCAATTGGAAGCTCAGAGTTGAGCAAAGAGATATTGAAAATGCCAAAGTCCTTGAGAAAAAGACAAACGAGTCAATCATAGACGAAAAAGTAGAAATAAGAAGTATGATTCGAACTCAATTTAATATTTTCAAGCAATCTTTAGACGATTATATTCAAAAGAATAAATTTACTGAACTCAAAACTATTTCAGATTTTAATCAATTGTCTAATATTTTAGACAGACTTGTACGATTAGAAATGGACTTAGTCGGTGAAAATATGCTAAAGGCCGAAGTTGATGTAACATCCGATTCTTTGCAAAAAATTTTATTGACTGATGCTAATCTTAAAGAGAAATTGTTAGAAGCTTTAGAAAAGGCGAAAAATGGTTGACGCAAAAATTATTGAAAAAACTTTATCCTTGCGGACTTTAGGTGGCTTCGGACTGACTTACTATCCTAAATATCAACGGCCTAAGCATATTAAGTTTTTAGAAAACATTGCTGAGAAATTAACTTATGAAAACAATCAAAGATTTATAATTGAAATGCCTCCAAGACACGGGAAAAGTGTTATATTTTCTACATTATTACCTGCTTTTTATTTAATAAATCATCCTTATAATAAAGTTCTTTTATCAAGCTATTCTTTTAGTCTTGCTGCGGACTTTGCTTATAAAGTAAGAAACATCCTTCAGAACTATGGACTTATGGAATTTCCTAAGAATGAATTAGCCAATTTTGAGAACAGAGAAGGAGGGGGGCTCTTTGCTGCAGGGGTTCGAGGGAGTATTACGGGTAAAGGTGCAAATCTTTTGATACTTGATGACCCAGTGAAGAATATGGAAGAAGCAAGGAGTGTGTTGATTAGGGATAAAGTTTATGAATGGTTTAAATCAACATTTCTAACAAGAGCAGAACCAGGTGCAAATATTGTAATCATTCAAACTCGATGGAATCAAGATGACTTGGCTGGAAGACTACTCAGGGAGGAAAGTGAAATATGGAAAGAGATAAAGATTCCAGCACTTGCAGAGAAAAACGATATTTTAGGAAGACAAGAAGGGGAGCCCTTATGGGCAGAGAGATATAGCTTAGAAATGTTAAAAGCTCGTAAGGAAAGTGTTGGTTCTTTTGTATGGAGCGCAGAATTTCAGCAAGCTCCTTTAAATCCTGAGGGGGCTCTGTTTAGAAGAGAGTGGTTTGAGATAGTTGAAGATTATCCAAGAGACTGCTCAAAAACACGATACTGGGACTTAGCAGGGACGACATCGAAGGAATCAGATTATACGGCTGGAGTTCTTTTAGGGGAGAAAGACGGAATTTATTATGTAATAGATGTTAAGCGAATGAAAGGGACTCCGTTGGAAGTGGAGAATTTAATCAGACAGACTGCAATATTAGACGGAAATATACCGATTTATATTGAGCAAGAGCCAGGTGCAAGTGGAGTTCAAGCGATAGACCATTACAGGAGAGAAGTCTTAAAGGGCTTTGACTTTCACGAGGATAAGAAATCCACGAATAAGGAACTTAGGGCACGACCCGTAAGTGCCTGTGCAGAGGCGGGAAACCTAAAAATAGTTAAATCATTTTGGAATAAGGACTTCTTAGATGAAATTGAGATGTTTCCAAATGGCCTTCACGACGACCAAGTTGACGCATTAAGTGGCGCATTTGAAAAAATAAGTTTTGGAAGCGTAGTGGCGGTATAGGAGGGAAATTGGCTATATTTGATAGATTTAAAAAGAAGTCTTTGAACGATGCTTTATGGATTTTTTGGGGACAGGGGGACAATAAAAATAAACTTCCTGATAATGAAACAGCAATTGAAAAATCACATCTGATTTATAGAGCAGTTATGAGTACTGCTCAAAGAGTCGGTTCTCTAACTTGGCATATTAGAAAGAATGATAAAATAAACGAAAATGTAGAAAAGATTTTTAGAAATGCTAATTCTTATTTTACTTTTGAAGAAATCCTTGAGAAGACCGTGAGCTTTCAGAGTCTTCTTGGCTATCACGTTTGGTATGTAGAAAATAAAATTATTTCACCCATAGACTCTAATCTTGTGAAACTTGAAAGAAACAATTTTGGACAGTATAAAGTTATACCTCTATGGAATTATAATGCTTCTTTGAATCAAGAAAACTTTGTTATCTTTCCCAACTTTACGCCTTTTAATACCTTAAATGGAATCTCAGAATTAAAGACCTGTGTTGATATTGCAAATCTGGGAGAGAATGCAATCACTCTAACAAATAATATAATGAGTAAGGGTGGGCTGTTAACTGGGATACTTAGAACTGACCAGAACTTGACGCAAGAGCAAATGCGAGAAGTAAAAACAAGATTTGATGAAAAATATGCTGGTATAAATAATTCTGGTGGTGTTATGGTTGCAGGTCACGGTATAGAGTGGCAAAAGATAGGACTTTCGCCTTCAGACTTCTCGGCACTTGACTTGATGAAAATAACAATTGAAGGCGTTTCTATTGCTTTTGGAGTTCCGAAAATATACTTAATGGATACAGAATCGGTGGATTATGCAAATTCAAAGACTCAGGAAAGGATGTTTTACCAGATAACGATTAAGCCGAAAGCAGATAGGATTGCAGACCGAATAAATAGATTTGTTTTACCTTTAATGGGTTATGAAGATTATGAGTTTTATTTTGATTGGGAAAGTGTAGAAGCGTTGCAACCTGATAAATTATTGCAAGCTCAAGTGGACGAGGTAAACGTAAGAAGTGGGATAAGACTCATAAATGAAATTAGAATTCGGGATAATCTACCTGAAACAGATTACGGTTGGAATTGGTACGGTTCAGCAATGAATGTTCCTCTTGGAAGTTACAAGCCTGAGAAGCAACAAGATGAAGTGACAATTAAATTAAAAAGTTTAGTTGAACACAAAAAGAAAGAATTAACGAAAGATAATTTTTGGAAATCGTTTATAGCTAAAACAGAACCAGAAGAGAAAAGACTAATCAAAGAGATAAACAAATGGTTAAACGAATTAAAAAAGATTTAATTGATTATATTGAGAGCGGACAGACTAATTTAGAAGCTGAAGCACCTTTAACGAAATCCTTTAACTTTGATTCTTTTGAAAAGAAGTTGATAAAAATGCTTAAGCCCTTTGAGATAGCTTTTATGCAACAAAGGGGAGATGAAATAGGTGCAATGCTTGGAATTTCTTTTGATTTGCAAAGACCAGAAATTATGACTTGGTTGGATTGGAAACTTGAAAATTCTGCAAGCGAGATAATCAGAGCCACAAGAGAGGCAGTAGAAGAAAGATTAAGAGAAGGGCTTGAAGAGGGAGAGGGGATACCCCAATTAGCTGATAGAATTAGAGATTTATTTGAAGAAACATATAAACATAGAGCTGAAACAATTTCAAGAACAGAAGTTATTTCAGCTAATAATAAGGCTTCTTTAGAGGCTATGAGGCAGGCTGGAATAAAAACAAAGACTTGGTTAACAGCAATTGATGAGAGAACAAGAGAAGCGCACATTATAGCGGATGGACAACAAGTCGGAATAGATGAGAAATTTAAAGTTGGTGGTGAAGAATTAGAATTTCCAGGAGACCCGAACGGAAGCCCTGAGAATATAATAAATTGTAGATGTACCATAATTTGGGAGGGATAGATGGAAAAACAAAAGATTTTTATAGGTGAAATTAAAGAAGTAAGCGACAGCGATATGATTATCTCTCATACTATTACCAAAAAGTAGTAGATAGGGATGGCGAGGTGGTGTTACCTACAGGGATGAAAGCGGAAAACTTTTTGAAA